CTATACAGTTACTTTGAATTTAGCTGCTTTTTCAAAAGAGATTAGTGGACTAAAATGGACCTCAATTTCTCCTGGTTGATTGAGAGTGAAATGCGCGGTACAGTCCATTTCTTTTCCGGGTGCTACAGATCCCATAGTGTTCTCGTTAGGGTAAGTCTCAGCTTTTTTATTGTCAGAACCGTAAACTTCTACATCTACGCCCACTGGAAGATCGGTATCTCCATTGTTTTTAACAGTATAAGTGATCATTACTACTTGTGCTGGCTCGGTATCAGCGAACTGATTTCTCTCATCAGTCAATGTAGCACTATGAAGAGTATATTCAGCATCACCAACCTTCACCGTTTCACCTAAATTATAGAATTGTGTATCGGCAGATTCGTTGCTTTTTGATGTGCTGGTACTACTAGATACTTTTGTTCCACCGTTGTTATTGTTAGAAGTGTTCTGGTCTTCAGATTCCCCACCTAGACCCCCAATTACTATAATGACAACAATGATTGCTAAAATCCAAAACCAGACTCGTTTGTAAAACGGTTTTTTTTCTTTAACTACATAAGTTTTCCCATCTTCTCCCGTTACTCTCTTTTTTGCCATTTGTAACTCCTTCTTTCTTTGTTATAATATATTTAAGCAATCTCAAAAATGAGGTTAGTCCACGTTGCCGCGTGGACTTTTTTCTTTTTTAATAAGTTTATTATTGAACCAAAGTAGTATAGATTTAATACTTGAATAATAGCTGTATCTACTAGAAACAAATATAATACTTATTATTCATTATATCATAGGTGATGCAAAAAAGTCTGTGTTTATTGATAGTGATGTTTTTTTATGACTGATTGTAGATTTGTTTTCATAAGTTTACATCACGTCTCATTATTGAGATAAGCTCGCGAAAAACTATAATATCTAGCTTTCTTTTGATTTCGTTAAAAGAGAGCCATTACGATCAGAATTTAACGCAAAAGATGCTATACATTAAAAACGAATAAATTTAGAAAAAAGCACAACAAAAGGCATCTACCATAGGCTTATAGTAGATGCCTTTACAGAGAACTGGAACCGTTCATTTGAGAATTGCACTCCTTATGCGATTTTTTTCAATTCTTGTACTGCTTGTTCGATGGTAACGCCGGTAGCAAATTGATTGGCATCCTCTTGGTTAAAGACGATGAAAAGATTCAATTCAGTATCCAAAGTTACTCGATAAGTTAATTCTTTGTTATAGAATGTCATATTCATTCTCCTTTCTCTAAACTAACGAAAGGCAACTATTACGCTGATAACGAAATTCCATCTACTATTATAGCATAATTTAATGGTCTTGGCCAATTTGTTGTCCTTTCAATTAAAGGGGATAGACTAGCTGAAGCTCTCCACCTCTATGTTATAGTATAAACTGTTTATTTGTAGCTTAAATGAATAGTTTGTAAAGAGTGTGTAAACTGTTTAGAAAAAGCAGTTGTTTTTTTACGAAAAGCATGCTGCTGAGAGACGTTGGGATTCTTCGATTCAGGCGTACACAGCGAAAGCAGAAAGAGCGTCAAGCAAATCAATTGCTGCTTTATGCTAATGCAGCTTCTGGATGGCAAGCTTGGGCTTACGATTGGGATGTTATCAAGTAATTTTAAAGTGAAAAAAGCGAAAAGTAAGCTAAGGCCCACTTTTCGCTTCTTTTTCTATTTTAAAACCGCTGCTGCTAATGCTTGCTGAACCTTCACAATATTTTTATCTTTCCTAAATTGTAATGACTCTGCAGGCTCTAGAGCGCTTGAAACCCAAATTTTTAGTTCCGCATCTAAATCAAAATGACCAGAAGTTTCTACACTAAAGCGTGAAATACTTTTATATGGATAACTCTTATATTCAACTTTTTTACCGGTCATTCCTTGTTTATCAACAATAATCAATCGATAATCAGTGAAAACGATCAAGTCTCTTACTAGGACAAAAGCTAAATCAACGGTTTCGCCAGGAACCAAAACATCCTCCAAATCTTTGTCAGCTTTTGCTTGCTTAACTTCAGAAGCATTGCCCATTAGGCCATCAAATAATCCCATGATTGTTCCCTCTTTCTAATAGTTATTTGTGATAAGCATTATCTAAATACACAAAGCCTCATAAAAAGGATTTGTATAAATGATCTTTTTTTCGAGATTTGTTCCTAAATCTTTCATCAATGTCTCACCAGAGTAACCAAACTGATTTAAAATTTTGAAGCTGGTTTTGCTGGCTGCTTCATACGAGGCACTGAACTCAGCTTGCATTGTTTGGATCAGTCGAAGCTTTAAAGCTGTTTCAGAAATACCAAATTCTTTTGAAATATCCGCTGGTTTTTTCCCTTGCTTCAACACGTGAATAAATACAGGATCAGGTAAAAGAATCGCGGCAGCTCCAATGTTGGCCTGAAACTCGACCAGTGATTTGTGATCGTAGGTATTCAAAGTCTGTTTTGTGTCATAGTAATAAGGCATTTCTTTGTTCAAGTGATATAAATAGTGAATCAACTCATGTGAAATTGTAAAATTGATTCGATTTTGGTTCATATACTTATTATAGGTAATGGTCGTTTCACGGTCATCCTTAACAATCATCCCAGAGACAGCCTGCCGCGCTTTTCCTTCAAAATAAAACCCACGAATTTTTACATTATCTTCCATGATACATTGCCAAATTACTTCATGATTGTAGTTTTCAACATTCATTTCTAAACCTAGCATCGTGGCTGAAAGGTATTCGTTGATTTTTGTAGAAAACTGGATATATTCCTCTAACTCGCCTGACATACAATCAATCCTTTTCTGTACGTTCTCGTTTGATTTCTTGCAGACGCCAATTCAAAAAGCGTTCAACTTCTTTTTCAATATCTTCTGCATCCTCTTCTGAAAGATCGGAGGTATCTGAACGAAGCATGATTTGCCTGGCAATTGAATGATTGTCAGAAGGATCAGCAATAGCAGTATTAGATGCCCGATCCAGTAGATAGTCGAGAGAAACATCAAAATAATCAGCAACTTTTTCAATTTTATCGATGCCAGGTTTATTTTTCCGCCATCGGTTGATTACTCCATTGCCAAAATTTAACTGTTCTTCTAATTGACGAATCGATATATTTTGCTCATTCGCCAATTTTTTTATTTTTTCATATAGATTCATACAGTAACCTTTCTTTCTACAAAAAAACATAGACAAAAAATCGACATAGTTGCATAATATAGAAAATATGTATACAATACTTATACAAGAAACAGAAAAAAGGGTCAAATTCCTCGCTTCTCCTTTTTATTGTAGAATATTTGTCTATATTAGTAAAGGAAAAATGGAGGATTGCTTGTTAGGAGGTATGTACATGGAAAAATGGAAAAAGAATTATTTGAAGGGACTTCTTTCCGAATATCCTCATTTGGAGAGGTATATTAAAGAAAAGGAAAGAGAATTGTCTTGTCATCGACGAAATAATGAGGGACCTTTACTCATAACGATTTCTTCAGATAGGCGACTAAGAAGCCTAGAAAGAAAGCACCGAATTATTCGGGAAGCTCTTTTGGAATCTTCTCCAGAGGTTCGGGAGATTATTGAAGAACTATACATGAAGCCTTGTAAAAATAGTAGTTTAACCAAGGTGGCAGATCAAGTTTACTTAAGTACAAGACAGGTAACCCGTTTACGAAATCATTTTTTTGAAAATTTATTAGAGAAATTAGAGCTCTAATTTTTTTGCTCCGAAAAGAACATACGTTCGATAAAATTGATTGATAATAAAAAAACGAGGAGGAGTTAGCATGGCAGAATTAAGCAAAGCAAAATTAGCAAATTTAGAGGAGGATCTTCGTTCGTATAAACAACTGCCAAGAAAAATGGCGGAAGCCTTAATAGCAGATGAATGGCAGCCCAAGGATGTAAAGGCATGGATGAAAAATCCAATGGATCAACAAGAAAAAGTAATGAATGAAAAAACGCAGAAAGAGAAGAACAAAAGCTATATGTACTACGCAACGTTATACGAAGACATTACAAAGGTATATAACCAGCTGAGCGAAGAGTTGAAGGAACTGGTGGATGTTTATTTGTGGGGAGAATACAGTTACCTAAGTTGGCCTGAAATAGCTAAGGCAACCTATTTCTCTACTGCTGGGATTTACAAGAAACGTTATCGAATTTTAGAGAAATTAGCAATTGAACGGGGGATTTTGGTAAGAGTAGAATAACACATCTATCTTTCTACCAATTACATACGTTAAATTGGTAATGTCAAATAGAGCAACAATTCTAAACAACAGAATGGTCCGTTTCCGGAGGTTGTGGACGTTAAATAAAACACGTGAGGGTCTCCCAGTGACCAAAAATGTGCGTATCTGAAAATAATTAGTTACAAGTGAACCGCTGCAGAGGGAGTAGGAGGACTAATCATTTGGAATCAGAAAAAATTATTGAAAAGCTGCAAAAACGAGTGGGCAAAGAACAAGCAAGAAAAAATGCATTTCGCCAACGTTTAGCAGAAACACAGCTTTATATTCAACAACTTGAGAACCAACAAAAAGAGCTGACTCAAGAAAAGCAAAAACAGGAAGAGCAGCTTTCAAGGTTGGAGTTGCACTATCGCCAACAACTTTTTATGAGGCAATCAGAAAGAATTTGGCAAGAATTTCAACACAGTTTTACAGAACCACTGCTATTAACAGACCAATCTCATGAGCTTGCATTGGAAGCTTTAACTATCCTGATCGATGACTTAAAAAATCAGATCAGTCTGTTAATCAGCAACAAATTACCTTTAGAAAAAAAGAAAATGGAGGAATGAAATATGGCAGCATTAGACGGAATTGATGTATTGTGGCGCTATCGTTTTACAGAAGAAGAAGGAAATGAAGCAGCCTGGGGATTAGCTTATACAACAGAAAGCGGCTATTCAAAATCAAAAAGCAGTGAAACAACAATTACGAAAGACGGTACAGTTGTTACACCAGGAGCAGTCGAAACAACTGCTTCAGCAACTACTTTATACAAAGTAGGAGATACCCGCATCGATGAATTGGAAGAAAAAGGAATTGATGCCGGCAAACGGATGCAATTATGGCGGATCAGCACTAAAGAGGCTGGCACCGGGGAAAATGCATCTAAGTATAAAGCAAAGTATTTTGAAGGGTATCTGACAACCTTTGAACCAACAGACAACGCTGAAGACAAAGTAGAGTATTCACTGGAATGGTCCATTGAATCAACTGGGAAAAATGGCTATGCAACCTTAGTAATTGACGACAGTGATGGTGGCGATTACGCATTCAAGGATACAGTAAAAGTTGAAGCAGCACCATAATCTAACACTTAGGAGGATCTTTTTGTGGATATTACGGTAAATGAAAAAACCTATCATTTTAAATTTGGGTACGGTTTTTTAGCAAGAATTAACGAGAAATACTCGTTAGATAAAAACGGTATTGAGCTGAGACTAGGGATTGGAACCATCATTACTAATCTTATGTTGGGTGATATGCAAACTGCCTTTGAAGCACTTCTTATGGCGAATGAGACAGAAAAGCCTAAAATCACGCTGGATTTATTGGATCAGTACTTAAATGAAGTTGGTGCTGAAAAACTTATTAATGATGTGATCGAAGAGTTAAAAAAGTCGGAGTATACAAAACGCCTAGTCAATCAAACACTGCAGGAAGCGCAAGGAGCGCTGTAAAACCAAGATCATTTCGCGATTACTATGAAGAAGTTCAAATCAACGCTTTGCGTTGTCTGAACTTCTTCCATTTTAAAGATATTGAGCGAATGACGATTGCGGAATATGAACTAAGGATGAAGGCCTTTCGTCTGCAGCAGGTGGATGAACAATATATGATTCATTCACAGGCTTGGGCTAATGCCATGGCCCAAGCAACGAAAAAAGGGAAACCTATTTATACGCGTTTTGATAAGTTTTTTGATTATAAGAAGGCAATTAAACGAGCAACTGAAGAGGTGTCGGTAAAAGAAGCTGATAAGGATCAGCTGCAGGACTTTATTGCAAATTATAATGCGAAAGGAGGGAAATAGATGGATGACATGTATAATTTTGAAATTACACTTTCTAACATGAATAGTTTATTTCAACGAACAGAAGCAGCGAAAGAAGAAAGCGAGCCAGTGCGAGGGATTTTACGAATGGCTTCGAATTTAGCTGATGCAGCAACTGGAAAAATCTCAGGGCGCTCTAGTGCTTCGGTAAACGAATTAGAAAATTCTGGTAAAGCCATAAACAGTCTAGGGAAATCGGGTAATTCAAGTGTTGATGAGTTATCAAAGGCTTGGCAAAAGATTTTAAACGGTGTCAATCAAGTTAATCGCGCGTTTGAAACCCTAGGTGAAAATAGCGGTATTTCCAAATTTTTAGAATTAATGGGTAATGTAAAAGCCATTGTTACGCCAGTAGAAAAAGCCTTAAGTAAATTTAACGGCGTAGTTGATTCGTCAGTAGGAAAAATAACTGGCTTACTAGGAAGTAAAAAAGACGATAATGCTAAGTCGGATGGTAAGGATAATTCAGGCTGTAACTGTTCTTCTTCAAGCGGCGGAGAGAAAAAAAGTGGTGGAGCAAATCCAGCAGTGCAGTTGAAGGATGAGGTTGAAAAATCGAAAGGTGCATTTGAAACAGTTCAAGGTATTGTAAACGGCATGCTAGGTGGCTTAACCAATGTATTTGGTCTAGCACTAAAAGTATTAGGCCCAGGAGCAATTTTAGGTGTCGTTTTAGCTGGTTTAGGTTTAGCCAATCAGCAATTTGGAGAGCAGATCTCCAGTATGATTACGATGATTGCTACGAAGGGACCAGAGATCATTAATAGCTTAGTGACGAACATAACGACAGCTTTACCAGCCTTGATCGCTTCGGGGGCGCAAATTCTAACGTCGCTAATGGAAGCCATTACTGCCAACATCGAACCTATATTTAATGGTGCGGTGGCAATTATTAGTTCGCTAATCGAAGGAGTGATTGCGGCTTTACCGCAATTAATTCCAGCTGCCTTGCAGATGATTGAAACTTTGGCAATCAGTTTGATCAGCGCAGCACCTCAATTAATGATTCAGGGCTTGAATCTGCTACTGGCGATTGTACAAGGGATTAGTGAAAATACCGGGAGGATTGTCGAAACGATCGCTAATGTTCTAACCGCTTTTCTTGGTGCTATTACGGAATACTTACCGACCATTTTTTCTAAAGGGATTGAAATTTTAGTCACATTAATTACCGCGATTGCTAAAACAATTGTCGAACTGATCCCCGTAGCGGCAAGTATTATTTACCAATTTTTGAGTACCATTGGAGAGAAGCTGCCGGATGTTGTCAGCAAGGGGATCGAAATAGTTGGTTCCTTGATTCAAGGATTAATCGAAAAACTGCCTCAGGTTATCGAATCAGGTGTTCAATTGATCCAAGCCCTTATCCAATCGATTGCCGAAAAAATTCCAGCAGTAAAGGAAAAGGCGATGGAAATTACCGCTAATTTACTTTCTAAAATTTTGGAAGCTGGCTCAGATATGGTCGGGGCCGGCAAAGATTTAGTGCGTGGATTTATTGAAGGCATTGGCTCAATGATCGACAGTGTTGTTCGAAAAGCAGGTGAATTAGCTTCTTCGGCTGTGAATAAAGTCAAAGAATTTCTAAGAATAAAATCCCCGTCTCGAGTATTTAAAAGGATTGGTGAATATACTGGTCAGGGGTTTGTATTGGGAATGGACAGTATGATTTCTAACGTTGAGAAAACTTCTGAGCAGTTAGCCCAGGCAGCGATTCCCGATATGCAATCGATGGACTATGCCATGAATCAAAGTATGGGAAGTATTGGTGCTAGTTTTTCAGCGGAATCAATGAATCAACCAATTATTATCGGCAATGATCAACCAATTTATGTCACGTTGCCAGATGGAAGGATTATTGCTGAAACAACCGCACCCTTTATGCCTAAGCTGCTTCAAAAACACCAGGATCGCAGGAACAGTCAATTAGGAAGGAGAGGATAACCTTTGAGCTTATATGAATTTATTGATACAACAGCAACGCAAAAGGAACGCCCTCTTCCTTCTGAGGCGTTGAATTTTAATGGGAACTTTCTCGAAAAACTGATTCCCGGATATCGAACATTAAATGTAACCGGACGTGAATTGGCAGCGACAGAAGTTGAAAGCTATCAATTAGGAATTCGTGACGGAAAACGACATGTGTATGCCAGAATTCCGGATCGTGTACTGACAATCAAGTATCAGCTGACGGCGTCAAACAATGAATCTTTTCGGGATAAATTCAATCGGCTGAATGTAGCTTTGTTTTCGGAGAAAGATGTAGACATTTGGTTCAATGATGAGCCAGAGATGCGTTGGTCAGGCAGTAAATTGGACGTCGGTGAGGTGCCCGAAGGAGGAAATCAAGTAATTGGCACTTTTACTATTTTACTAAGTGATCCTTATAAATATACTCGTTCAGATGCTACAAGTGTAATGTGGGGTTCTCAGACTATTACTTTCCAAGCCAATTATTTAATGGGAAATACTGGCTCTGGAGCTGTAAATATGCCGATTAAGATCGAAGGTGGAGCTTATTGGGGATCCACTATGATCACTTTTCAAAATCGGGCCTATACAATGGGAGATGAAGGCAAAGAAATTAAACCAATTGAAATTTATCCAACCGTTGAGGGATTGAAGGTAAAACCTACCATTACTTTATCAGGAACTGGGCGAGGCGTTTGGATTAAGACTAGGAATGACACTGTTGATTTAGGTGACTTTGACCGTTCAGATGTTGTCATTGATACCAAATTTTTTAATATTACTAGAAATGGACAACCAATGATTCGACCAATGAATGATTTTTATATTTATCCTAACGAACCATTGTACATCCAAGCAAAGGATAGTGATTTCCGCCTAACTATACGCTATCCAAATCGATTCTTATAGGAGGCTGAGCATATGCTTATGGCAATGAATCTCAAGCGAGAGTATACAGCGATCCTTGAGAATGCATTTAATGTTAGTTATGAAAAAATTGAAAATCAGATTGGAAGCATTGAGTTTTCCATGCCGCTGGACGAACCTAAAAATAAGTTTTTACAAGAAATGTTGTGGGTAGAGCTAGTGGATAATGAGAATGAATATATTGGGTTGTATCGGATCATGCCTTCAACGATTCGAAAAGATGCCTCGCAAAATACGATTACCTATACAGCTACTCATGCATTGTGCACATTACTAGATACGGTCCTCTTTGGTTATCACGAGTGTATCAACAGAAAAACAGAGGATGCGATCAAGTTCATTTTAGCTAAACAAAAGACAAAACATTGGGTATTGAAAAAGTGCGAGTTTACGAAGTACTTTTCCTACTCTTGGGAAAATGAGAATGGGTTAGCAGATGCGCTGTTTTCAATTCCAGAGGTCTTTGATGAAGAGTATTTGTGGGAGTGGAATACACAAACATATCCGTTTGAACTCTCTTTGGTTAAGCCTAAGACATCCGCTGTGGCTCGGATTCAAGAAGGCTATAATATGCAAGGCTTTGAAATTGAAAGAGATCCCAATAATTTAGTCAATCGCATTTATCCTCTGGGTTCGGGTGAAGGCGTCAACCAATTAAATATTTCTTCTGTCAACAATGGAATTTATTACATTGAAAACAAAGAAAGTATCGAGAAGCATGGATTAATTGAATATGTTTGGACAGATACTCGTTTTACCCAGGCTCAGTCGTTAAAAGACAGTGCCGAAAGCCTATTAAAAAAATGGCTGGAACCTAAAATTTCATGGACTATTCGAGCGACTGACCTGATGAAGTTAACCGATCAGCCGTTAGCAATTGATCAATTAAGATTGGGCAATATCGTAATGATTAATACCAATGATTTTGGCAGTGTTGATTTGCGAATCAAAAAAGAAAGAAAAAATGATGTATTTGGCGCTCCACAGGATATTGAATTAGAGCTTGGCAATCTAAGCGGAGACATCACAACCACCGTTTCTGATTTGAGTCGAAAGCAGCAGATCAATGAAACCTACTCCCAAGGGGCAACAAATATATTGAGCTACTCTTATCAAGATAATTGTGAATACAACTTTCCAGCGAAAATTGATTTTTATTTAGATGAGGATGTATTTCATATCAATACGGTGGAATTAACCTATAAAACCAAAAAATATCGTGGGTATACGAAAGCTGTTCGTGATGGAGGAGCGAAATCTATCAACAGTGAAGATGGCGGTGCAAAAACGATTAGCAGTAAAAACAATCGAGCAATAACGGTAGCTGCTTCCAACGGTGGTGGAGGAAATTCGACAACCAGTTCTGATGGGGATATCCATATAAACGAAATGACTGGTCAAAGTGGTGGAGGAACGACAAATACTAGTCCTGCCGGTGATCATAATCATTTGGTACTTCGAGGTGGTAGTACTGTTAATCATAAGTGGAAGGATGACGAGACAGCGAATGTTTATGATGCGTCCAACGGCAATAGTCTTTTTGTTGGTGGAAGCGGCTCAGTTAAAGACATTTATACTGCAAGCTCTTCTGGAAATCATTCACACAGTGTGGATTTACCAAGTCACTCTCATAATTTCAGGTTTGATAAAGCCGGGCATACCCACAGCGTTACGATTCCCGCCCACGCTCATAATGTGACGATTCCGGCACATAATCATCAAGTGGATTTACCGGCGCATAAACATAAGATAAATCTGCCAAATCACACACATCCATTACAGCTAGGAATTTATGAAGCCAATGAAAACGCCAGTAAGGTAGATATTTATGTGGATGGAAAACTACTAAAAGATAGCCATAAATTAGATGAAAATCGATTGGATATTGTAGGAAGTTTAAAAAAAAGCAATGGGAAAATTCTACGGGGCAATCATACAATCGAGATTAGACCCAATAAATTAGCGAGAATAGAAGCGCAAATTACTTGTCGGGTATTTATTCAAAGTCAAATCGGCGGACAGTTTTAGTGACGTTACAAATTGAATTGAGCTGCTAAAGTGAAGCAGCTTAAAGGAGGAAAAAACATATGGCAATTGAACATATTAAAGAGACCGATACCCTTAATCAAGGGCGGCAAAAGATTAACGAAATCATGGACCAATCCAATCAGTCAGCTCAAAAGGTTGACGACTATTCAAGAACCTTAGAACAAGGAATCAGAGATGCCAAACAAATTGCGGCCGATGCCGGCGATGATGCCAAACAAATCGCTCAAAATGCCGGAGCAGAGGCAAATGTAAAGGCAGATCAAGCAGTCGCTGATTCAAAAACAGCGGTAGAAACAGCCAATCGTGCGGTAGGAACAGCCAATCAAAATAAACAAGAATTTGACACGCTAAGAAATGAGTTTGATGAGCTTGTTGCCGAATCTGGCGACAGCAATCCGGAAATTGTCCAAGCTCGTACCGATACAGAAGGAATTAAACAGCCAACCTTACAAGCAAGATTAACCAGAGATTTCGGCAACCGTCTGACTACCGCGGATGCGATCAAAATGTTTTCATGTTCAGTAAACACCCCTAAGATGATGGATTTTTCAAGTAAAACAGCTGGGAATCTAGCAACTAATCCTCATCAAGGCTATTCAGATTATACGGCAACCACGTTGAAAAAGCCTGCTGCAGCTTGGAACGAAGTAAATCAGGATGCTTACAATAAGCTGGTAGCTCGAGATGACTCTGGCGTTTCAACAGGCTCAACGCAAAATGGCGTAATTCCGCAGCAACTATTTAAATTTGATGTAATAAAAGCCATTGAACAGATTGCACCAACAGTATTTAGTGGAAAAAGTTTAGAGGAAAGTATTCAGTTGATAAAAAACAACTTTGTTTCATTTACGCTAGCACTGCGGGGAAAAGCAACTTCACCTAACAATAAAAATCTGAAGGCCGCAACTTATTTGGAATCGACGGATAGCTACTCTACTCAGCTGCAAAGTTCAGCGCAAGAGTACACTGACTTTACAACAGAAATTAATGATCGCAATTTTATTGATTCTAAAGGAAAAATCAATGTACTTGTTTATTCGGATAGTTCTAATGGTGTAACTTCTTCAAACATCGATATTGATTATGTTGGGGTTCAGATTGTCGTCTCCTTGAATCCATTAGATGTTTTAGAATCAAGCGGTTTTGCCAAGTCAGAGAATGTCACTAATCAATTGAAGCAGCATACCGATGATAAAAACAACCCTCACAGTGTTACAAAAAGCCAGGTCGGACTAGGCAGTGTACCCAATTATGGGGCTGCAACAGATGCCGAAGCTTTATTGGGAACAGTTAATAATAAAATGATGACTCCGAAGAATGTGAAGGATGTATTGGATGCAAAGACGGTATTGATTGAGGGAGATCAAGAAATATCTGGTTTAAAAAACTTTCTTACCACTCCCAAAGTAAATGACAATTTGATTTTAACGGAGAATAATTGTCTCGTAACAGTGTTACAAGGTATTAGAATGAAAGGAACTGTAGAGTCTGGAACGAAAATCAAGTTTAACAATAAAGTTTTGAGTGCGAATTCAATAAAGAGTGAGCCTATATTTTCTATTCAAAACGAAACTGACATTATTTGTCATAATCCGGGTATCTATTTACTCCAATTGTCGGCGTTTATTCAAATGGACTTGGCTAGTAACAATTATTTTTATTTGGATTTGGCCATAAATGGGGGATCTCCTAAAGATACTGATGAACGTTTGGCAGGGATTGGTGGGCAACATACACTTCGTAATGAAATATCAGGATCGACTATTGTAAAGATTAACTCAAATGATGTAATTACAATAAAAACAAATACTAATCTAAAAGGGAGCGCTACAAGTTTTGGTGCGATGACGTTTAGAATACAGGAAGTTTCTTGACTTTACGAAGAATGCTTTTATATTGAAAAGATTAGTCAACATTTATACTATCATTAAATCGAGGTGAACACATGGAAAAATATTTAAACGAACTGTCTATCATTATCGGTTTGATTGGTGGATTCTTCGTGAATTATCTTGGGGGGATGGATGCTATTTTACATGCACTAATCTTTTTAGTGGTGCTTGATTATATCACTGGATTGATTAAGGCTTGGAAATTGAAAACAATCAACAGTGAGGTTGGTTTTACAGGTTTAATAAAAAAAGTACTGCTATTTGCAGTTGTGGCTGTTTCTGTTGAGGTGGAGAAAATTTTAGGGAACACAATCCCGTTACGGGAAATTGTTATTATGTTCTATTTAGCAAACGAAGGGATTTCGTTTCTTGAGAACATTTCTGAATTTATTCCTCTGCCAGAAAAGCTGCGGGAAGTTTTTCAACAAATCAGAGACAAGGAAGAAAAAAGCAGTTGA